CAGACGAATTTCGCGCAAGTATGTATGACTCCGACGGGGATTTGTTAGGTGCCAATGCCGCAGTCGTCGCCGACATGCTGAGTCCTGATGTATGGTTCCACTGCGTCGTAACCCAAGACGGGACGACGATTAAAAACTACGTCAACGGGGTGCTGGTTAAAGAAACGACTGATGCCGCTTACGGCGGGGCACCCACCGGAGTCCAGCCGTTCACGCTTGGTGCGCCGAGTTGGTATGTCCCAAGCTCCAACGACACCTTAAGCCACGACGGCAAACTCGCGCTATGCGGTCTATGGAACGCCACGCTAACCCCCGCAGAAGTCCTGAAACTTTACAACGAAGGCAACGGCTACGCCTACGCCGATCTACCCTAACATGGGCAAAGTAACAGACTTCTAACATGACAAAAATCCTACTAGCACTACTCCTCGCCGCACCGGTGGCTCAAGCTGCTTGCACGGTCTACGGTGGCGGGTTCATCACACCTGACTACATCCTCCCCGGCAACGACAAAGCGGACACCGTATCCGCTTTCCTAGGCGTCGAGCTGGTGGAGGTGGCGAGGGTCGAGGACGGGGACTACTCCGAGATCGCCACGGTGGGCGACTGGGCGGCGGTCAAAGCTGGCAACGAGTTCGCGCTCTTCGAGACCGACACCGACTGCGGCGAGTTCCTGCCGTTCCTCGGCACCTCCGGCACCAAAGACATCTCCCACGTCACCGTCTACGCCTCGCCGATCCCCGAACCAAAACGATCCGCGCTCCTCGCTGGCGGGCTGCTGGCTGTCCTCCTCCGGCGCAAGCGGAGCAAAAAGAAGAAGAAGAAGACTTTGACGTATAACGCAAAAACTCACTAACATGTGTAAAGTTTCAGAGATCGGAGGAGGCTGGACAGTCCTCCTAAAAGGGGCACTCGCCACTTACCCTCTCATGTTGGCGTGGGGCAGTTGGGTCACGGTCGGTCTGGTAGAACTGAAATCGTTCCGGTCCGCTGGCGACCGGTTCACACGCACCGACGCAAACCAGATGTACCGGGACATAGACGAACGGCTCGACCGCATGCCCGACTCCGCCTCCCTCATCCAGATCGAACGCGAAATCCGCGACACCAAAGACCTGTTGCAGCAGTTCGAGCGGGAATTTTCTGCGAATTTTGTCAGGAAGGACGAACTGAACAAATGAACCCGGAGGTGTTAAAAGAACTCGGCAAGCTCTCCAGCGGCGTCATCACCGCGCTCGGGCTCGTCGCCGCGCTCTACGTTATATGGGAGCAAAATCAAACTCTGGGAACTCTGTTAGAGCGCCAGACCGTCGCAATCGAAACTATCGCCAAAACGTACACGGGCGAATAACAACACAACAAAAACTATGAGCAACATCACAAGAAAAATGGTCGAGGCTGACGTCTCGGGACACGCACAACGGGTCATCCGTCAGGCACTCACAGCCGCCGCCGGGTTCCTCGTCGGCAAGAACATCATCACCGGCGACGGTGCCGAGGCGCTCGCGCCTGCGGTTGACGCCGCGAGCGGGTCGGTGGCCGAGATCGTCGGCGCGGTCGTCGTCGGGCTGGCAGCTTACCTCTGGTCGTCGGTCCGCGCCAAGACGCTGAAATACTAACAATGATAAAATTCGACGCCAGATCTATGGAGCGCCAGCTTGGCAAACTGGAGCGCGAGCTCGATCACAACATGCGCCGGGTAGTGCGCGGTGGTCAACGAGCCGCACTCACGCGGGCATCCAGGATCACACTGAACGCGATGAAGGCGTTGGCGCCCACGCCGAAGAGCGGCAGCTCGGGGCTTCTGAAAAAGTCCCTCGGGCTGAAGGCGAAAACGAACACGCGAACCGATAGCGTCTACGTGATCGTCGGACCGAGGCGCGGGATGGGCGGATTCTTCCAGCGACCGGGGAGACGGAAGCGCGAGCTCCGTGTCCCCGGTCGATACGCGCACCTAGTGGAGGGCGGGCGGAACTCCCCCATATGGGGACCGGTGATGCCTCGCCCGTTTATTAATCCGGCATACGAGTCCACCAAGTCCCAGGTGTTGGCGAAATATAAATCATTATTGGCCGAGGAGACGATGAAGGCGGCGGCGCGGATCAGAAGGAAGATGATGCGGAGATGATCGACACCAAACAGTTTAAAATCGACTTCCGGGCGCTTGTCCTCGCCGACGCTAACGTTTCGGCGCTCATCGGGTCGAAGCTTTACGCCGTCATCGCGCCACAGCGGGCGGCGATGCCGTATGGGGTCTACCGCCTAATCAGCACGGGCGACACCGTCACCCACGGCGGGCTATCGGGCACGTTCGAGAAGACGGTCGAGTTTTTGTTCTGGAGCGAAAGCCAGGACGACAACGACGACATCGCCGACGCGCTCCACGGTGCGATCGCTGCGCTCGGTCAGACGGTGCAGGGTTCTACCGAGTTCCTCTTGATACTCGCCGAAGACGAGGACGAGGGGTTCGACCCGGGCGAGGCGGACGGCGAAGGCGTGATATTTTGGAAGCGGCTAAGCTACCGGGTAAGAGCGAGAGGAGCATAATTTTTTTCACCCTAACACTAACCTAAACCAAAGGAAAAAATACCATGGCAAAAGCAGCGAGCTTCGGCTCACAACTACAATACGACACCGGCGGAGCCGTGTTTGTCGCGATCCCGAACCTGGTCAGCGTCAGCGGGCCGGCGCTCGGGATGGAAACGGTCGACGTCACCACCCACGACAGTACCGGAGGATGGCGCGAGCACCTCACCACCGTAAAGGACGGCGGTACGGTGACCGCGGTTTTTCTATACGACCCGGACGACACGCACCACGCGGCGATGCAGACCAATTTCGCCGCCGGGACAGAGACGACGTTCAAAGAGGTACTCACCACCACGAACAGCGCAGAGATCGACTACAACGGGTTTATCACCGGCTACGAGGTCGAGCCCGGCGCGATCGACGGGCGGCTGGAACTCACCATGACGATCCAGGTCACGGGCGCCGTAACCATCACCGCCGCACCGTAACGCATGGCGACCGAGATCGAAATCGGCGGGCGTTCGCGCCGGCTCAAATTCACGCGCCGCACCCAGTTCCGCGCCGGGCAGGTCAACAACCTGCTCGGCTCGGGCGGGGCCGGCGCCGTGTCGGCGATGGTCTGGTGCCTCCTCGACGAGCCGAACCCGTCGGAGACGCCGGAGGACATCTGGGCGGCGATGGGCGACGACGACCTGGAACCGGTCGCCGACGCCGTGCGGCGGGCGTGGGAGGAGGGGCAGTCGGCGGAGCCGGGAAAGCCGAAGAAGAAGCGGCGTGGTTCGCCGTCGAAGTCGGACTGACTAGACAGCAATGGTTATCCTCCACACCGTCAGAACTCAACGCTTACGCCCGCGCGTGGAAGGCGCGGGAGGCGCGGCACGACCGCAGGACAGCGCGCATCTGCGCCACCGTCGCGAACGCCGCCGGCGGGAAGGGGCACGGGCGGAGCTTCTCGGAAGAGGATTTCATCCCCCGTCCGCGCGTCGAGCCGGCGGATTCAAGACTAGCAAGGTGGCGGACATTCGCTAAAATAAAAGAACGACATGGCAGCGGCGAGCATAGCAAAACTTAGCGTACTTTTTTCATCGGACGGGCGGCAGTTCGACAAGGGGATCAAAAAGTCGCTCAAGGGGGCGAATGCCGAGTTCAAAAAGTGGGCATCGACGATAAAGGTGGGAGCGGGGGCCGTCGCCGGCGCACTGACGGGGGTAGTCGCATCAGCGACAAAAGCGGCTGACTCGCTGGCGAAGACATCGGCGAAGCTAGGGATGACGACGACCGAACTCGCTGGGCTACGGTATGCGGCCGAGCTGTCCGGTGTCGGCGTGACTCAACTCGACACCGGATTACAGCGCATTATCCGCCGCACGTCGGAGGCGGCGCACGGCGTCGGGGAGGCTAGGGGAGCACTAAAAGAACTCGGCTTGGATGCTGCGAAGTTTGACTCCCTCACACAATCAGAGAAAATTTTCGCCTTGGCTGATGCGTTCGAGTCTGTCGAGACGGCGGGGGATAAAGTCCGGCTGATGATGAAGCTCGCCGACACCGAGGGCGTCGGTCTGGTTAATACGCTGGCGCTCGGTGCGGACAAGTTGCGGGACATGCAGGAAGAAGCCCGCCGGTTAGGGTTGGCATTTGAAGGGGGAGCCGCTAAGAAATTCGAGCAGTTCGGCGACCAGTTGAAGATTGTCAAAAAGCAGTTCACAGGGTTGAAAAACACGATCGCAACCGAGATGCTGCCGATTTTGTCCAAGGTCAACGGCATGCTCGGCGAATTAACGCTGGCAGAGCGTTACAAGATATTCAACCGGACGGTCGAGTCTGTATTCAACAGGATCGTGGCATCGTTCCAGGACACGGCGTCTACGTTCCAACACTTCCGCGCTGACATCGTGGAAGGCGT